TGGGTCACGGCTGGCAGCGAGGGCGAGCGCCTCCTTCATGCCAACGCCACAGGCGCGCTGGGCGCTCGTGAGGTTGGGGTGGCTCTCGTCGCGGATCTCGCGAGCGAAGGCGAGGAAGTCGGTGTGCCCACCGTCACGACCGCCGAAGTTGATCGGCGGGGCGCCGGTGACCTTGCCCTTGGGGGCCTTGGGCGCGGTGCGAAGGGACTCGTTCTCCGCCTTCAGACGGGCGAGCTCCTTCTTGTCCCAGGCGGTCTCGGCTTCCTCGACGGAACGACCCGCCGTCAGGCTCTCCACCACGAAATCCGCGGAGTAGAGGGCAGAGAGTTCGGCAACGGTCGCCTTCCTCTTCGCCGGGGGGGCGGCCGCCTTGGGCGCCGCGTCGGTCTCGTTCTTGGCAGCCATGGAGGCCACCTCCTCTCGGTGCTCCAGGGTCAAGCCCCGGCTGGACAAGAAGCGCGTGACGAACTGCCGCGCGCGATCGGGGTGGACGCCACCAAAGGCGTCCGCTCCGGGTGATTGCTCGGTGAGCCCCAGCGCGAAGGCGAGGACCCCTGTGGCTTGCTCGGCGACGTCGCCAGCGGCGCTGAAGAACCCGCCTGGGTTGGCGGCGGGGTCGTCGACGACGTCCACGGCCTTCAGGGCGGCGATCCGCGCGTGGCGCAGGTTCTCGACGTTCAGCGGGTCAGGAGAGACGAAGCGGTCGCCCTCCCCGTCCCCGAGGTCCCTCGTGTTGGCCTCGCGGAAGCTGCACTCGGCGAGGCGGTCTCGCATGAAGACGATCGAGGTCCCGAAGATCTCTGGGTCCTCCTCGGCGAGGTCCATGACGTAGCCAGAGAGGTTCCCGTCAGGCGCGTTCTCCGCGGCCTTGAGCAGGTGGAGATCCCCCACGACTTGGTCGCCACGGCGAGCCAGGTTGTGAGCTCGCCCGAGTGCCTTGCCCGTGCCGTCGCTCGAGAGGCCGGGGTGCGTGAAGCGGGACTTGAGCCCGCGGCCACCTTGGGCCCCCAGGCGCGCCACGTCGTTCAAGAACTGCGTGTCGATCCAGAGGCCGTGCCCAAGGGCCTCCCCGCGGGTGATCACGGAGACCCCGGTGATCACGCGGCCCTCGCGGTCAACGGGGCCGGGGGCCGTCCTCGCGGGTTGGGTGCGGAGCCGCGCCGGCGAGGGCGCCTTGTCGAGTTGGACGCTACTCACTCGGATCCTCCTTCGAGGGCTGGGTCTTGTTGTTCTTGCTGGGCTTTTCGGTCTCTTCGGCCTCGCTGTCCTGCTGCTCGCCCCCCCCCGTGCTCTTGCTGGAGACGCCTTGGGTCTTGCTCGTCGGGATCCCAGCGAGGGTGCGCCAGTCGACCTCGGCCTTCGGGTGCTTCTTGTTGAGCTTCTCGGCCTCCTGGATCGCGAGCTCGATCTCAGCGCTCCGCTTAGCCAGCCACTCCTCGTGGCCCATGCCAATGCTGGCCAGCGCTTGGGTCTGCGTCGCAAGGCCGCGGTCAAGGCGCTCGCCCCAGGCCTGGGCCTCCTTGAGCTGGTCGATCCAGGGGAACTTGGGGGCCTCCCACTTGTGAAGCGGCTCGACCTCCCCCAGCGAATCCGCAACAAGCTGCTTGGACCTCGGGAGGCTTCCGTCCTCGATCTCCCAGCGGAGCCACTGCCTGTAGAGCGGCGAGTGCCAGCCGTCCATGAGGAAGGTCTGCCAGCAGATATAGGTCCGGTAGGCCTGCTCCAGGGCGGCGCGCGCCGAGCTGTAGTTGGTCTTGGAGTAGTCGAGGAGGATCACCTCGAGGGGCATGCCGAGCGGGAGCCCGATCAGGCGCAGGAACATGCGCACCGACTCAGGGAAGTCCTTCCCGGGCAGGTTGCGGTCGATCGACGTGATCGCTTCGCCGGGCTTCCCGTGGAAGATCGTGGCCTCTTCGACCTCGGAAACGCGGTCAGCCCAGTCAGGGGGCGCGCTAACTCCGTCCGCGTCCTCTTTGCTCTCGGTGTAGGCCTGCTCTGGCCCTCCCTCTCGGGTGACCATGAGCGCGAGCTTCGACAGGATTTGCCAGCCGATCGCCTCCGAGTCGCACACGTCGTTGATCCGGTGCGCCATGGAGAAGACGGACGTGAGGACGGGCACCCCCCGGGTCTGGGAAGAGCGGTCCCGGTGAGCGAGGTGCGTGAAGAGCTCCTTCTCGATCCGCTGACCCTTACCCGCGGTCACGATCCCGTGGCGGTTCCGCCCGTGAATCCGGTAGGCCTTGGGTGCGCCAACCTCGTCGAGAAGGACACCGCCCTCCCAGCGCTCGCCCTTCTTGGCCCCCAAGCCAGAGACCCGCGTCAGGGCCACAGGGCCACCGAGCTCTTCAGCCTCAGTGAGCTGGAACTTCTTCTTGTTCGTGTGGATCCCGCCGTGATCGCCGTGATTCACAACGGCGAGCAGGACCAGGCGCTCCATTTCCCGCCAGGAGAAGAGCCCTCGAGCCTCGGGCTTCAAGCAGAAGAGCTTCCACCGGGCCGCGACCTTCGCGTTCAGCTTCTTGGAGCCGTAGTTCGGATCCAGCGTGAAGCCGGTGGTCCCGTAGACCGCGTCCACGAAGCGGTCGACGATCCCCTTGTAGATCCCGTTGTCGCGGTAGAGCTGGTCCGCCTGATTAGCGAGCTCGTGGCGGTCGGTGCGCAGGTGACGGTCGCCGCTGCCGCCCGTGGCGCGAGGGCCCAACGACTCGCGAGAGATCCGAGCAGCCCGGTAGCCGAACTGCGTGTAGCCGCGGGGGCCAGTGAGGGCGGCCACTACCGAGTCCTCGGGCGCGCGCGCGTGAAGGGAGAGCGCTTCCGCACAGCGTTGGAGGTCGTGGCCCGCACGTAGCGCCTGGCCTCCCGAATGTCCTCGGCCAGGCTCTCCCAGTTGAGCGAGACGCCCTGCTTGGTGGAGTCAGCCCGGTTCGCTTGCAGCCACAAAGCGGCCTCGAGCCAGAGGCGCGCCTTGGCCGGGTCGACGACCCAATCGAGGTTGTCGTTGAGGGCCGCGAAGGCCTGCGTAACGGTTGTGCTGCTGTCGAGTGCCACGGAGGCCAAGAGAGCGTGGCGCCCTGACCGGCGTAACCCACGGGCCAAATCGTTGCCAGATTTGGCAATATCCTTGCCAGATCTATGCGTTTCGCCCGTGCGTGGTGAACTTCTTCCCGCACGAGCACTCGTGGTAGCGCCGCCGGACCTGCTCCTCGATCACGACCTTCATGTAGTGCGGATACCTCGGGTCTGGCCGCTTCACCGTCGCGTGCCCCATGGACGTGATCCGCGTGTCCGTGCTTCCGCAGGCAGGACACGGACAGCCCTCCCCGATCTTCCGCAGGGGCTCAGTAGGAGCGACGGATCCGGCGCCCTCGTCGGGCTCCTGGGGCTCGCTTGAAGGACTGGCGGCGGGCTTCTTCGGCTGCCGCGGCTTGCGCGCGGAGGGCTTCTGGCGAGTGCTTTCTTTGCTGGGCATGCTTGGCTTCCTTCGCGGTCTTGCCGCGCTGCAGGACGGAGAGGTTCGACGCGCCCACGAAGGCGTAGACGTTGCAGTCGCTGAAGTGATTGGCTCCTCGGTGGACCCAGAAGGTCTTGCTGCCTTCCGTCTTGAGGTGCTCGGAGCCGGACTGGTCGAGGAACCGGGGCTCCACGTCGTGAGGCAGGACCAGCCGCGGGGACTCCACGAGCTCGCCAGTCCGCTCGTCCACGAGCTTCAGCCGCTGCTCCACGAGGTCGAAGAGGTTCAGCTTGGCCCTGTAGGTGTTCAGCAGGCCCAGCTTCAGCCCAGGGTCGAGCAGGACCCCGTCCGCCATGTAGGGCGGGACCTTACTCCAGCGAAGTTGCGCGGCCTTCGAGCGGCTGTCGTCCGAGCCACCCTTGATCGGGACGAAGCGCTCCCGGTGCCTTGCCTCGCGGCAGAACTCGTAGACCGCGGGCCCCTTCCCGCTCAGCGGGTCGTCCTTCCCCTGCCAGCCGGAGTCGACATAGACCTGCCGGGCCCGGAGCGCCGACCCGTCAGGCCGCAGGTAGGCCTGCTCAAGCAGGGGGAAGTCCAAGACGGACAGATCCGCGGGGTCTAGGGTCAGCGAGGCGGGCACGCGCTTGAGCTCCCCCCACTCGATCAGGGCCCCGCACAGGCGCCGGCGCGCGTGGGCGTCGAGGCGCAGCCCCCAGGCCCAGAGCGCGAAGTGCACGTGCCTCGAGTTCACGTCCACGCCGGCCGTCAGGAACGAGGCCCAACTCGGGAGCTCCCCGCGACCGTAGTCCTGGCGCAGCCGCCCCCAAGCCGCGGGGGACACGTTGCCGGACTTCTCCTTGTAGACGTCGCCGCCTCGCTTGTTGATCCAGACGCGCCTTACGCTTGAGTCTCCGATCCCGTCGATCCACTTCTCAGCCAAGAATGTCAGCGTTTTGTTGCTCATGTAGAGCTGATTGAAGTGGACGCCGATCCAGCTCTTCCTCGCCGCGATCTCCGGCGAAATGGTGCTGATCTGCTCGCAGCCATTCGCGACTGCCGTCCAGCGCAAGGCGTCCGTCAGGACACCGTTGCAGCAGGGCGTCCGGTAGACGTAGGCGCTCGCGTCTCGCTCGGCCTCGGAGCGGGTCTGCCCGGGGTGAGGCTCAACCTTCACGTCCCCTTCCCAGTTCAGCCAGAAGCGCTCGACCTTGCAGATCGGGCACCAAACGTGCCCACGGCGCTGGTCACTCTTCTGGTAGTAGATCTTCCCAGCCCCACGGGTCTCCGTCGTGGGGTGGGCGAAGGCTACGGTCAGGGTTTCTCCCGGGAAGGCGTCGGTCCGGATCTCGGCAATCTCGAACGGGTCCCCGTCAGGGCAGGTCGCCAGGAGGCTGTCAGCCTCGTCAATGAACACGATCCGGTATGGCTCGCTCTGAAGGGTCAGGATCGACTGCCCCCCCGAGAGGGCCAGCTTGCCGTCTGTGTAGCGCCTCTTCAGCAGCGTGTCGCCAGACCCGTAGCCCCGGAGGCTCTTCTTGGCTACGGGGGCACAGGTCTGATTCGCGTAGTCGAAGCGGTCCCGCGAGAACTCCTCCGCCTGGCTGATCGTGTCGATCAGGTAGAGGATCGGCCCTGGGTAGTGGACCTTCAGCCACAGCAGGGCGTTGATCATGGCCTCGCTGCCGCCGCCCTGGCCGCTCTTCATGAGCACGAGGTTCTTGCCTGTGCGGATCGCCTCCTGAACCGCGTCCATGATCGCGACGAGGTACGGGAAGACCTCGTTCGACCAGGCCCCGTGGCGGAAGGTCGTGCCCTTCTTCAGCCGGCGATACTTCGCCGCGAACTCGCTGGGGGAGAGGTCCTCGGGCGGGCGCAGGACGTCGGCCAGGGCGGTGGCCCCCCAGGAGAGGGCGGGGTGTGCGGCAGGAGCGAGGGCGATCAAGGGGACGGCTCACGGGGAGAGAGGCGCAGGGTGACCGTCCTGTGGCAGTAGGAGCAGCGGGCCGGGGCAGTGAGTGGCGTGACCTTCAAGCCGCACTCTCCTCGTCCACGATCGAGCCCAGGCCGTCAGCCAGGCCCTCCCGCAACTCGCGTTGATACTCCCGGCCCCACTCCTGCACTTCGGCTCGTTGTGTCTCCGGCGAGAGCCCTCCGAAGCGCTCGTCGGCCACCCAGACCAGGACCCTCGTTGCCAGGTCCGCGTTGAGTTGCTCGAGCCCCAGGAGCATGAGCCTCCCGAGGTGCCCACAGACAGCCTCCAAGACCTCGCGCGGGAGCAGGCGCCCTGCCTTGGTCTCCGTGGCGATTGAGGCCTCCTCAGCCTTCCGTAGCTCCTCGAGGGACCTCTTGAGCGCGCCCACCGCCTGGCCATTCAGCCCCTCCCCGGCGTAGCGCGCCCGCACGAGTTCAGCCGCCATGAGGGACGCCGCGGCCCGGGCCAGCTCCACGGGAGCCGACGCGGGGTTGCGCAAGGCCTGGAGGGCGGCCCACTCCCCGTCGCTCGCGTCCTCCGGGCGCTTGGAGTAGTCGATCGGCTCAGGCGGCGGGGGCGGCTCCGGGGGCGGCGCAGGCTCGGGGGGGGTGTCCCCCGGTGGGGAGCTGGCCTTCTTCTTCGCCGCCGGCGCCCGCGGGGGCTTAGCCTTCTTCGGCTTGTCGTAGGGGTTCACGAGCACGTGCACGCCGCGCTTGTATTCCGCGTGGATCCGCAGGCACTCCGCGCTGTCCCAGCCCTGCGGCCCCTTCTTTGGCCACCAAGCCTGGGATTTGACACGTGTCAGCATGCCCTGGCTGATCCCCAGCCGGGCCGCCAGATCCTTCTGCTTCTTGACGTAGCGAGCCTCAGGCACGGCGCTCCAGGGCCGGGGCTCAGAACTCGCCCACGACCGCGAAGGCACCGTAGGCGGGCGCTCCGACGCGCCTGGGTATCTTTACTGGGCCTCCCGAGGGGCTCGTAAATTCTCAGAGGGAGGGTTTTCTACC